TTCGTCCTGAAAATACGCCGCAATTAAAAGCAAATTGGAGAATACTCTCCAAATCGGTATTTAGATTAGGGCCAGGAGAAACAGGAGAAATTCACGGTAGAGATCGAATTTATGGCAAAGTAGGAGATGCAATTCAATTAACTGACAGAACATATGCCAAATATAACACGCAATTATATTGCAGGTTCTATGGAGCACCAACCGGTATAGCAACTGCAGTAGCAGCACCAGCAGAACCAATTCCAATAGCAGCAACATTCGGTGCTAACAATTGCAAAACTTGTTTCATTACAGAGGCAAATACAACTTACTATCAAGCCGTATTGACTCAACCAAACATCGAGAGTTACGCAACTACTGTACCGGCAGCGTTAAACGCAGGGGAAGTAGTTGTAACCAATGCAGACGAAGATCAAGAAATGGTGACAGTTCCTTAAGACACATTAGGATGTATCTTTTTTTTTAATAAATGTTTCTGTTAATACTTACCTGAACCTAACCGCTTCGCGGACCTTACGCTGCGCTAAGCTTAAATTATCGTTTTAAAATAGTTTATTTCTTAAAACCCTAAAACCCTAAAACCCCTAGTCAAGCGGGTTGTTTACTAACTCTGGCGGTAAATTCTCCTCATTTCCCGGTTCAAGCCAATCAAGTGGGATATCCTTTGTCTTTTCGAGGAACTTGAAGCGGCGGCTAAGAGCCTCTCTAGTCTCCTCATCTTTCCAGATGTCACCGATGGTGTACTGGGAAGTGACGATGAGGGTCCGGGGCCTGATTCGTCTACTTCCTCCCTTAAGTTCGGTGATGAAGGGCATAAAATCGGCCCAGTGTTTAAGCTCTCCTCCGAGGGCGACGTGGTATTTGTCGAGGTCGTCCACAACGACGACGTCCTCTCCCTGGTATCCGTCCCACCACTTAGTACAGGGCTTAATGAAGGCATCTGGGAATCTTGCATGTACGGCCCTAGTCTTTCCTGATCCGGAAAGTCCGAAGATCCATATGCCGCAAGGGGACTCGAGGGGGTTGAGTCTCTCCATGTAGTCCTGTCCAATTCGTTTGAGGGTGGCGTAGCTACGTATTCTGATATCGGCAGGGATCTCCTCAATAAGTCCGGCCTTAGCGAGATCCCATGCAGTATTCCATCGATCAATCTCTGGACCGCCAGATTCCGCAGGGTCGGCTGGTAAATCCCCGCGTTCCACGAAATTCCCATCCTTTTTACAGTACGTAGAGGCTTGCAATGCTGTTCCTCGGGTAAGTTCAACATGACATCTACCGAGGAGTGTGATCGTGCTACGTAGGGTTTTAGCGTTGTTCCAACAGACAAAGCCTTGCAGGTGTGGCGTACCAGTGATAGGAGCAACTTCATGTCCGAAGACAAGATACCGCACTGGTAGGGCAGTGAGATTATCGATATCTGCTGCCGTGGGGTTGTTGAGTGTGAAGCAGTAGCGGCGGGAACGTACAGTCCTTCTGAGCACTTGAGCCTGCGAAGGGACTTAGTAATAAAGTTTAATACTTGCATCGGAGTCGAGATGAAAAACAAGCGGGAAACGCGCTGTTTATATATAAATCTCGGAGTAATTATGTGGGGTAAACCCTAATTAAAGCCCTAGGGATCATCTGAGCCTAGGGATCAAAATTTTTCGCCTGCCGGCGGCTTTGCTGACGCGAAAGCCCTAACGGTTTACTAGGGGGGGTGTGCTGAAAGTGCACTGCACAGGGGGTCTATGGTAATAATACGCTTCGCTCGCATAGACCATAAGTCAAGCCACATATTGGGCTTTCCTCCCCCTGCGTATTTATATGCTATGGGCAAGATCATCAAACACACGCATCCAGGGATGGGGAACGTCGCGCGGGTCAGGGCGCAGAACGGGCGTTTTGCGAAGGCCGGCGTTATCGCGAACGCGCTTTTCGACCAATTATCGACCGGCTTCGACACGGTCAAGGGTTTCTCGAAGACCGGCACTAAGACAGACAAGAAGGTGGAGAAACTAAAGCCACGGCAAATAGCTCATGGCTGGTACGTCGATTTCATGTCTGGGTTAAATCACAAATACCCAGATTCTTTCAACCGAATCTTGGATGTAACCGGAAAAAGGGTTTACAAAACTCAAACCCCTTTAATATTCACAACGGCACAAGCAAGAGTTTCAGAAACTACACTCATCAACTCTTTAACGGTGTCCGATCTCCAATTAATCACGGATCCCAATGTAACGACGTATGTAATGGGAACTAAATGGAAAACAAGTTTCACAAATATGTCAAATATCAAATTTTGTTACGAGTTCTACTATGTAACTCCGGTGGGAGAGCAAGCTAGTACCTTCGAATCACACTTAGGAACATTAACCGATAGTCTCCATACATCGGCAGGATATAATGATGTGTTCACAATGTTTCGTCCTGAAAATACGCCGCAATTAAAAGCAAATTGGAGAATACTCTCCAAATCGGTATTTAGATTAGGGCCAGGAGAAACAGGAGAAATTCACGGTAGAGATCGAATTTATGGCAAAGT